GAAGTCTTTATCTGGGATGCAAGTGTAGGTATTGCCTCTCGGGGTACCTATCTATCGGCGGAGGCTGGAGCGTCAAACGTTCCTGTGGTGCAAAACATAGTTTTTGTGTCGGATAACCGCTTTGTCTTCTGCTTCGGCGCCAATGATATTGGTAGCAGCGACCTAGACCCCATGCTAATTCGGTGGAGCGATCAGGAAGACGCCACCAACTGGACTCCTGCAGCGACGAACCAAGCAGGTAGCCTGCGCCTCTCCACAGGTAGCGAGATCATTACGGCGATCCAGTCTCGCCAAGAAATCCTAACGTGGACCGATTCTGCGGTGTATTCCATCCAGTACCTTGGGGCGCCAGCCGTATGGGGCGCGCAGCTTCTTGCGGACAACACCTCCATCGTAAGCCCCCGCGCAGCCGTATACGCATCGGGGGTAGCTTTCTGGATGGGCCGGGACAAGTTCTATCGCTACGACGGTCGAGTGCAACCCCTACGCTGCGACTTGCTGCGGTATGTGTTTAACGACTTCAACCTAGATGAGGTCGATCAGGTTTTTGCTGGTACGAACGAAGAGTACCAAGAGATTTGGTGGTTTTACTGCTCTGCGGGCTCGCAGACCATCGATAAGTACGTTGTGTACAACTACATGGAGGACATCTGGTACTACGGTACGTTAGCGCGTACGGCGTGGAGCGATACGGGGCTTCGGGATTACCCCATCGGCGCGACGTACTCTAACAATCTTGTCTATCATGAATTGGGGGTTGATGATGACGAAACCGGCACGCCTACTGCAATCAACGCTTACATTACCTCATCCGAATTTGACTTGGATGACGGCCATAAGTTCGCGTTTATTTGGCGTGTGTTACCGGATATTACTTTCGATGGCTCGACTGCTGAATCCCCGCAGGCCACCCTAACGCTACTCCCCCTCGCTGGTTCAGGCTCTGGGTATAACAGCCCTGCGTCGGAAGGCGGTACCAATGCTGCAGGCATCACACGCAGTGCGACCGTCCCCGTAGAGGCGTATACCAACCAGCTCAATGTTAGGGTCCGTGGGCGCCAGCTATCCATGAAGATTGCCTCCGATCAACTCGGAGTACAGTGGCAGCTTGGCGCTCCACGCCTTGATATGCGACCGGATGGGCGGCGCTAGTGGCTAATGAAGTTGATAAGGTTGCTGCACCTGCCCTTCCGCTTGCCCAGGATAATTACAACCGATCTGTAACGGATCAGTTCAACAACATCCTGCGCTTGTTCTTCCGGCGCCTTACCAACGTAATTAACGAGATACTGAGCACTGAGGACGGCGGCAAAGTTCTATACATGCCTCGGGGGTTGTTTTACAGCACGACCGGCCAGACCGCCGTTGCAACTAATACTGGTTACCCGGTGGAGTTTGAGAACACCTATATCGGCAACGGTACGTCCATCGGAGGCGTAGACAATACCCAGATCACCGTATCTGCTGATGGTGTATACAACTTTCAGGTAACTTTGACGACGCAACACACGAACTCGTCAGATGTTACGATTTGGACGTGGATCAACAAGAATGGCACAGACGTGCCCTACGGTGGACAGAAGCAAACCATCAAGGGTAACGGCGACAAGGCTGTTTACTGGAACTTTTCTATCGACCTGACGGCGGGCCAATATATCGAGATGTACTGGGCGACAAGCGACACCGCTTTGAGCTTGCATACTGAGGCAGCAACAAGTCCTCACCCCGGTATCCCCTCAACCATCGTCGCCGTCTCGTTCGTAAGTAATTTGTAGGGGTAAACATGGATAAGCGTAGGCAAGGCATAGCCGGACTCAGAGCCCCCATGGCACGGGACGTTGCGCGCCTGTCTCAGTATTCCCGTGGCGATGATCGGAACCTTGCCCACGTCGCCCCCGGCGACACCATCATCCCGCCTGAGTTGATGCAGGCTAACCCTGACTTTGCCGACATGGTGATGCGGGCTCTTGCTGGTGCAGGCATTGACCCTGCTAAGCGCGTCGTAGACTCCGGCGCAGCCCGTCGTAACCCGGTGACCGGTGCTCAGGAGTTTGATGCGGCGGAATTTTCTGACTTTTATAGTACGGCTGCAGACATATATTCAGACTTAACCTATGGGCAATCGCCCGATTACAGCTTCGAAGACTACTACAACGACTTGCTTGCACAGGACTACTACAACAACGTAGTTAGTGGCGGGCGTCAAGGTGGTGATCCTTTCGGCGGATATGGCGCTTACGCTGGCGCCCCCGGTGGCACTGGGCCTATCACTGACGAAACGCTTTATGGTGATCCCACGCAGGTTCCTGGGTATACCCCACCTACGACCACTACGCCGACGACCACTACGCCGACGACCACTACGCCGACGACCACTACGCCGCCCCCTGCGGCTCCTGACGATACTGCGTTCAACACGCTCATGGACCAACTGGAGAGTGGACAGTACGTCTATGGGGATGCTGGTAAAGCCCGCGATAGCGGCGAAATGACGCAAGAACAGTTCGATGCGTTTGTAGACGAATTCAACAAGTACACCGGCACTGTTCCGGGGCAACGCCCCTATACCGCAGGTGAAACAGTTACTGGACCCTATGTTCCGCCCGCTGCGCCCACTACGCCCGGACAAACCGAAACCACGTCCAGTGCAACAGCGAGCACGACCCCGTCCCGGGGCTCAAGGACCTATGCTGGTGTACCGCAGGAAATCCTAGATCGGGTTGAGGTTGGTATAGAACTTCCCATCCCCGGCCCGGGCAATATGCCACTGCCGCTTATCTTTGGTTCGGTGCAGGACTTAATTGACTGGGTACAGTCCGTAGGCATTGACCCTACTACTGGCAATCCTGATGACTTTTTGGGGACTTTGGGGCGTGTTGTAGGGGATATTTTTTCTACCGCTACCGATGCGTTCAAAGGTGCGGTTAAGGGCGCCACTACGGGGCAGATCGACCGTTTCGAAGATTTCGTTAACCAGATGATTCGGGCGGGTACCTTCAACCCCGGGGCAATCCTCGCAAAAGCAAAGGACGAGTTACCTGATCTCTTCGGTGGTGGCGGTGGCGGTGGCGGTGCGACTATTCCGCCCTCTACAGGTACTACGACTACTGGTCCCGGTGGCCTTGAGCCTGATTTTGCACTTCCCGGGGGCGAGGAAGAAGATGACGACACGGGAACAGATACTGGCACTGATACTGGGGTCGATACTGGGACTGGCGTTGATACGGGCACTGGAGTTGATACTGGCGTAGATACCGGCGTTGATACTGGTACGGGTGTTGATACTGGTACGGGTGTTGATACTGGTACGCCTGAGCCTCCGGTAGATGATCGTGAAACAGGGTTTGACCCTGCACCTGACGACGTTTCTAAGCCTGTTGACGAGCCCCCTATCGTAGATGAGCCAGTAGGCACACCGGAAGATACTGATACTGGGACTGGCGTTGATACTGGCGTTGATACTGGCGTTGATACTGGCGTAGATACCGGAGTAGATACCGGAGTAGATACCGGAGTAGATACTGGTACTGGAGTTGATACTGGTACTGGCGTTGATACTGGCGTAGATACCGGAGTAGATACCGGAGTAGATACCGGAGTAGATACTGGTACTGGAGTTGATACTGGTACTGGAGTTGATACTGGTACTGGAGTTGATACTGGTACTGGAGTTGATACTGGTACTGGAGTTGATACTGGCGTAGACGTTACCGAGATTGAGGATGTCATAAACGGCGGTGGAGAAGGTACGGGGACAGGACAATTCACTCCTGATGGCGGTATCCCCGGCGTTGATTACGACCCCAATTTCCCCGGTTTGCCTCCGGGCTATGGCGAAGGTACTGGTACTGGTACTGGCACTGGTACTGGCACTGGCGTAGACGTTACTGAGATTGAGGATGTCATAAACGGCGGTGGTGATGGCCTGGGCGGCGGTGGTGATGGCCTGGGCGGCGGTGGTGATGGCCTGGGCGGCGGTGGTGATGGCCTAGGTGGTGGCGATGGCCTAGGTGGTGGCGGTGGTGATGG